GGATTTCATGGACACCACCGCTTTTCGCTCAGGCGCCCGCGGAACCTCGGACGAAAGCGAGCCGATTGCGCCGGATGTGGACGCTGGTCTTGCGTTTCTCGAGCAGTTGAAATGCACCCATGTCCTTTGTGGAAACCATGAGGCGCGCGTGTACAGGATGATGGGCAGCACAAACGCAATCGTTTCAAGCTGCGCGGAGGCTGTGGTTCGGGGGATCGAACAGAAGACGCGCAAACTCAAGGCGAAGCTGGCGACCTATGACGGCATCTGGCAGGACGTGCGGTTGGGACCGGTGCGTGCAATGCATGGTGTCTTTTATTCGGAAAACGCCACCCGGGACCATGCCGAGGCTTTTGGGCTTTGTGTCCACGCTCATTCGCACCGGGCCGCAGTCGCAAAGGGCAGGCGGGCAGACAACCCCACGGCTTACTGTGTCGGAACTCTCACGCAGCGGGGCGCGATGGACTACGCGAACACGCGCCGCGCCACTCTCTCATGGTCGCAGGGATTCGTGTGGGGTGAAATCAGCGACGATCAGGCTGTTTTATGGCTGCACGAACAAAGCAAAAACACACCGTGGAGACTGCCGGTCTGAACGGATTTCTGGAGCGGCTCAAAACGCTACGGCATACATCGGGGGACGTGCCTGCTGGATGGTTTTCAGTTCGGCAGATGATGGATCAAACTGGATTGTCTCGCTCGCAGGTCACAAAATTGATCACCGTGCGGATTGGCTCGGGCGTGGAAATGCAGGTGCTCAAAATCAACACGCCCTTCGGCCTCAAACACGTCCCGCACTACCGTCTCGATGAAAGCGCGCGCCGATAAGGTCGAGCACGAGCTCGGGGACTTCGTGCGTCGGCGGCTCAAGGAGGATTGCATCGGGCAGGTGATCGCCATCATTTTTCACCCGGCTGGGATCGGCTACCGCATACAATGGGAGGACGCCATAGAGGAGCATCACGCTTTTGAATTGCGCGCGTGCCCGCCACCGGATGAGGTCGCGTCTTAAGGCGGCAAGCATTTCCTCGCGTCAGAGTCCAGAAAATCTTTTTTGGGGGTGCGGAATTTTTTTTGAGAAAAGTGTGGACGCAGAAAAAGCGGCTGCTAGAACGGGACTCGTCAGCGGCAATCACGCCGAGGGCAAACCAAAAAAACACACACCATGTCATACTTCGAAATCAGCTGGAACCAAATTCGCCGGGGCGCTCACTCATCCGAGGAAATTGGCGACTCAATCAACGGAAAGTACGATTCGCTGGAGGCAGCAATTGCTCAAGTTCAGGAATTCTTCAGGCATGCATGCGGCAGGGATGAAAAGGGAATGTGGTACACTGTGGCTGAGACGGACGAGAACGGCGATGTGACGATTGTTTTCACCTCGGAGGAGGTCGAGTAATGGACGCCATCATGCTTTCCTCATCGGACGTTGCAATCGTGTTCCTGTTGGGATCGCTCTGCGGCATGGCAATCTATCGCGCGTTGCACCTCCTATGCACTTGGGCGGACCGGCGCGCGAGAAAAAAGGCGCTGGACAGGTGGCGCGACATTTCACCTTACCGGGCGTTCACCCACTGGGCCGAATGAAGGCGTCCAAATGGATTGCTGCCGGGATCCTCGCCCTGGCATTCACCGCGGCCGCAACACTCTGGCTGAAGCGATGAGTTTTCACACTCAGGGTGTCTTCGCCTGGTCAATGGCCGACAACACCCCCGCGGAGGTCGCAGAGAAAATCCGCACACTCCCGGAGCACTTGCAGCCATGGGTGGCGCGGATCGTGTGGTGGGACAAGTACAGCCACTTATATACAAAGACGATGGAGTTGATGCACTGGGTCCGGACACACTCAACCGACAACCCGGATCCGGATCTGCTGGCACAGGCGCTTGTGGACATTGGGTACACCGAGTACATGGCCAGAGCTAGGGCGTGTGGCGGGGATGGAGCGGAGGAGCGGATGGTCACCGGGGTGCCGCTGGAGGACATCAAAACGCGTCCATACGAGCGCAGGATGGGCGGCAATAACGTCCAAAATCGGGTGGGTCGTGGGGTCGGGAATGAATTCTACAGAGTTTCCCTGCCAACAACGGCGGGCTGGCAATAAATCCCCGCTGACCAGGGCGGACAACACACACAAAACACATGATGCAGATCAAACGTGGGCCAATCGCGCGCCCACAAAAAACGGTGCTCTACGGACCCGAGGGCGTAGGCAAATCAACACTCGCGGCACAGTGGGCGGCACCCTTGTTCCTCGACACCGAGGGTTCAACCTCCCAGCTCGACGTCGCAAGGGTGGAGATTGGATCCTGGGTGTCGCTTCTGGAGGGCGTGGCGGCCGTGCACAAAATGCAGGAGTTTTCAACCTTGGTGATCGATACGACGGACTGGGCGGAGAAGCTGGCGGCGCAGCACATCATCCAGAGCGCAGGCAAAAAGAGCATCGAGGACTTTGGGTTTGGGAAGGGGCATGTGATGGTTGCGGAGGAAATGCAGCGGCTCCTCATTGCACTGGACGGGATCGTGCGGGGTGGGAAGTCGGTGGTGCTCCTGGCACATAGCAAGGTGGTCAAGTTCAGCGCCCCTGATCAGGCTGCGGAGTGGGACAGGTATGAGCTGAAGATGAGCAAGGCCGTTTCTCCCCTGGTTAAAGAGTGGGCCGATGCGGTGTTGTTCATCAACTTTTTGACCAAGACGGCAGAGAAGGAATCTGGAAAAGCGCGCGGCATCGGAGGGAAGGAACGCCGCATTTACACGACACACTCGGCCGCCTTTGACGCGAAGAACCGCCACGGTCTGGAACAGGAAATCCCGGCAACCATCGAGGCACTGCGGCCTATTGTCCAGGCGTCTACCTCACAACCCACGGAGGCGCCGGCACCAGTTGAAACCGCGGATGTCGTGGCCGAGGCATTGCGTGAGCCGGGTGCGATGGAGTTTCTGAGGTCTAAGGGAATGGTGGGGGCAGACGGACATCCGACTCTCGACGCGCTGGAACGGATTAAGGCGATGCCCGAACGGTTTGTCGCATCGGTTAGAAAGGCGGCTGGGAAATGAACCGGGAATTCAGACCCTCTGCGCTTCCGAAACTTGCGGAGTGTCCGTGTTATCAGGCGCCCGCAGCGGTGACGGGATACAACGGCAGTCCATCCGCGGAGGCAGCCAGGGGCACGGCAATGGATCACGCGTTTCGGGACCGCATCATGGGCGAAGCACAGTCTGACATGCTGCTTCCGAAACTCAGCCAGGAGGACGAGGACGCGGTGGATTGGGCGGTGAAGATGGCACTCGAGATCTCCCCCAACATCAGGGCGGACGAGGACTCATGCCGACTTGGTTTTGAGTGTGACGTGTTTGAATACGAGGGAACCGCGGACGGAATATCCATCAAGGACCGGGTGCTGGTAGATCTCAAGTCGGGCATGGTGCGGGATTACAAGGCGCAGATGGCCGCCTACGCGCTGGCACTGATGGACGAGCACTACGCCAGGGAATGGGACTGCTACCTGCTTTTCGCGGATGCCCGCACTGTTAAGCGGCTGTCGTTCACATATGCGGAGGCCTTGTTCGCCGTGAAGAAAATCTGGGAACGCTGGTCGTCGCCATCCAAACGTCCGATGGTGTGCGACTATTGCCAGTGGTGCGCGCGGCAGGAGGTTTGCGTGGCCCGCAGGGAGGCAATGGATGCGGCTTTGAGTGTCGCGCAACCTACCTTCGACCTCGGTGTTGTCCTGGCGGATCCTGAGAAGCTCGGGCGATTCCTGACGGCGTGCAGGGTGGTGGAGGATTTTCAGGCTAAAGCCAAGGACGCAGCCAAAGCGCGCATCGAGGCCGGAGAAACCATACCTGGCTGGGGACTTCGCACCCGTAAAGGATCGGAGTGGATCAGTGCGAAAGATTTGCTAGAAGCCGGGGCAACACCCGAGCAACTGGCGGAAGCGGTTGGGAATGTCTCCGCTAAAAAGGCATTCGATATGTGGGAGTTGGGAGGCGTTCAGGCTCCATTCCCCCACGGGCGGCTCCAAGCCGGGGCGTCCACAACCTACCTGACAAGAGACAAAACACAGAACTGACAATGCCTAAATTCACAGCAACCAAACCGCAGGAACCAAAGAAAATCATCATCCCGCCGGGCGAGTACAAAGCCCACATCGTTTCGGCTGAGGAAAGCGTGACGAGCGCCGGTGACGAGAAGATCGAACTGAAGCTCAAGATCATTTTGCCGGATGGCTCGGATGGTCCTTTCGTTTGGGACAAATTGGTCTTCTCTGACAAAGCATCGTGGAAACCGCAGGAGTGTCTGGCCGCGCTCGGGAGGACGTTTGAGGAGAACGAGGAGGTGGATGTGAACGACTCCGACTTTGCCGGGGAGGATGTCCGGGTGATCCTTGAGAAAGGCGAATACAACGGCAAGGAGCGGATGCAGGTCAAACGCTACGTCGCCAAAGCAACCGACGGGATCCCGTTCTAATTCAACCAGGCGTTCCGGAGGGTTCGATCCCCTTTGGGCGCCGCAACACAAAACACACACATGCAACACGGACAGGTTTTAGATAATGCGCGGGTGGTCGCAGCGGCTTGCGAACGGTGGCTGAGGGCGCGCGGGCTGGCAGTCTACACCATGAAGGAGTTGATCCAGGGGAGTTGCCGGGCGAACTTCCAGCGAAGCGACGCAGTGAAGAAAGCGAAGAAAGAGGAGCGGCTGCAAAGCATCGACCAGGAGGATGGGGAATGAGCATTCTGGCAATTGATCCTGGGACACACAAAAGCGCGTTTCTTGTCTGGGACGGCTCACGAGTCGGAGAGTGCGGGATCCTCGACAACGGAGACCTGCTGAAGCGCTTGGCGTTTTTCAACTTCCCTGTGAAGTGGGCGGCGATAGAAATGATCGCAAGTTACGGGATGCCTGTTGGGGCTGAGGTGTTTGAAACCTGCGTGTGGATCGGCCGCTTCATAGAGCGCATCGGGCAGACCCGGCTGATCTATCGGAAGGACGTCAAAATGCACCTGTGCGGCACACCGAGGGCCAAGGACGCGAACATCAGGCAGGCCTTGATCGACAAGCTCGGGCAGGTCGGAACCGTGAACAACCCTGGGCCTTTGTTCGGCGTGAAATCGCATTTGTGGGCGGCGCTGGGCGTTGCTGTTACGGCTTGGGAAAATCCGGAGGGCGCGCGATGAACCTGAGACACTTCAAACCGACCGCGCATGAAACCAACTTCCACTCTCTGCGGATTGCCGGGGGATCCGTTGTCCCGATGGATGTCTGCGCGCGGATCGAGAGGGAACGGGAAACACTGAAGGCCGTGCTGCGGGAACTGCTGGCGATCATGCCGCGGGCAACGTGTGAGAATCTGCCGCACGACTCTCTGGACCTACACCCGCGGAGCACTCACTGCTGGGCATTGCAGCATTTCAAGGACACGGTGGAGGTCGCGAAGGGGCTTGTTTATGTGCCAGCGAAGGAGGAAGCGAAATGAGCACACACAGAAACATCCGGTTCCGCGGCCGCCATTGGCAGGTTGAAGTCTATCGGCGCCCAATCAGGTACAAGCGGCTTTTCGCAACATTCGAGGAGGCACTGGCCGCGCGGGATGCATTCGAGGCCGCACATCCACCAGGACGTCCCGGAATGAAGCCGAGCGGGCTGCCCTGGCGCAACACGTCCAAGGAACGAACGAAGGCTGGGCTGTGCCGGAACTGCGGATCGAAGAAGAATTGCTGGCAGGTTAATTGCGACGACTGCCGGCGGATCGTGGCCATCAAACGGGCGAGGATATGAAACCGCAAACCTTCGACGAGGAGTGCGAGCGGATCTTTGAAGCACTCTCGCAATCCGAAATCGCCGCAGCCCGTACACTTCAGCGCATCGGACTCGTGGAACAAATCGCCTGGCTCCCGTGCGAAGATGGGAAATGCATGACGTGCTGGAGATGCCGGAAGGAAAGACAGAATCAAGGATGTCTAAATCTATGAGAAAACAAAAAATGGTTTATTTTTAACGATATGAAAAAAACACACACAGACTACGATCAATTCATAAAATCAAAAAACAGGACTTATTCGTTTTTTGGGTTCGATCCATTGCCTTTCACTGCTCCGCTGTTTGATTGGCAAAAGCAGATTGTCTCCTGGGCTATATCAAAAGGTCGCTGCGCACTTTTCGAGGATTGCGGGCTAGGGAAAACAGCGCAACAGCTAGAATGGGCGCACCAGGTAGTTCAGAAAACAGGCGGCAGCGTTCTGATTTTGACTCCGTTGGCAGTCGCATCACAAACACTGAAAGAGGCCATCAAGTTCAAAATCCCTGCGCAAACAGCAAAGGATCAATCCGATATAAAAAACTCTGGGATTTGGATCACAAACTACGAGCGGCTTGATAAGTTTGAATGCGACTATTTCGCAGGAGTCGTGCTCGATGAAAGCTCAATCTTGAAAAGTTTCACAGGCAAAACAAGGCGGGAATTGACGTCTGCATTTTCGAACACGCCTTACAAACTCGCATGCACAGCAACGCCCTCACCGAATGATTATACTGAGCTGGGGCAGCATGCGGATTTCCTCGGCGTTTGTACTCCCGCTCAAATGCTGGCTACGTATTTTATAAATGATACATTCAACACTGGCGACTGGAGGTTGAAAAAACACGCAGAGGCAGAGTTCTGGAAATGGCTTGCAAGCTGGGCTGCCTGCGTAAGTAGGCCAAGCGATATCGGCTTTGATGATGAAGGATACGTTCTGCCATGCCTTAAAATGGAAACGCTCACAGTGAATGTGGATGAGTCGAATGAAAATGGAGATGACTTGTTCAGGATCGCAACACTGTCGGCAACTACGATGCATAAGGAGATGCGCTTAACATCGGCGGCTAGGGCTGATAAGGTTGCATCTCTTGTAAATAACAGCATGGAGCCGTGGATCGTCTGGTGCAACACGAACGACGAGGCAGACGCGCTTTCATCTCGCATTCCAGGAGCTGTGGAGGTGCGTGGAAGCGACTCAATCGAGCACAAGCAAAAAACACTGAACGATTTCAGCGATGGGGGCGCCAGGGTAATAATAACGAAGCCATCAATCGCGGGGTTTGGATTGAACTGGCAACATTGTAGAAACGTGGCATTTGTTGGCCTTTCCTATTCTTTCGAGGACTTCTACCAGGCGCTTAGAAGATCATATCGATTCGGCCAGAAGAAAGAGGTCAATGCCTACATCGTCCAAGCTCAGACAGAAGGCGCCATTTTAAGATCAATTCACAACAAGATAAATCAACACACAGCCATGCAAGAAAACATGAAAAAAGCGGCAAAGGAGTTGCGGCTTGAAAAGCAGGAATCCGTGAACGCAAAAACAGACATTTCAACTACGTCAGGCGATGGGTGGACGATTCACCACGGCGATTGCGTGCGTGTTGCACGTGAGAAAATCGAAGAAAAAAGCATCGGGTTTTCCATCTTTTCTCCTCCATTTGCAGATTTGTTCACTTATTCTTCCGACCCTCAAGACATGGGGAATTGCAGCACCATGAATGAGTTCATGCAGCATTTTGCAATTCTGATTCGAGAGCTCAAAAGAGTTATGCAGCCTGGGCGCGAAGTTGCAGTCCATTGTGTTGATTTACTTTCGACAAAATGGAAACACGGCAGCATCCAGTTCCAGGACTTCTCCGGGGAAATCATTCGTGCATTCTGGAAAGAGGATTTTCTTTTTCACTCGAGAATTTGCATTTGGAAATCTCCAGTCACCGAGATGCAGAGGACAAAGGCTCACGGCTTGCTTTACAAGACACTCAAAGCAGACAGCAGCGACTCTAGGGTTGGATGCGCTGACTATCTTTTGGTCTTTAGGGCGCCAGGGGAATGCATTACTCCTGTTACTAAAGATCCGAAAGATTACCCGGTCGATTGGTGGCAGGAGGTTGCATCGCCTGTATGGATGACCGTTGACCAAGGGCGCGTTTTGAACAAGGAGACTGCACGAGAAAATGCAGATGAAAAACACATTTGCCCGCTCCAGTTGGATGTCATCGAAAGAGCGATTGAGCTTTGGAGTAATCCTGGCGACTTTGTTTTCTCTCCTTTTACTGGAATCGGATCTGAGGGTGTTTCAGCGGTCAAACTCAATCGGAGGTTTGTTGGGGCGGAATTGAAAGAAAGTTATGCTCGTGATGCTGTTTTGAATATTAAAGCATCCAAGTCCCAGATGGATCTTTTTTGAGTGCGGATTAGCAAGGATGTATTAGCTAATCGGCAAAAAATGAACACACAAACCAACCTTCCGAAATCTGTTTCTTCGTACATTGAAACCGGCGCACCCGAGGGCCAACGCAACCAGGCGCTTTTCTCCGCAGCCTGCCAAATGCGCGATTCCGGGATGTCCGAGGACCAAACCACCGGGCTGCTGGCATGGCGCGCGCAGGCGGACGGATTGACCAGCGTGGAGGCGCAGAACACGGTTAAAAGCGCGTTTCGCCAGCCTCCGCGGCAACCACCCACCGGAGGGACCGCAACCCCAAGGCTGCCCAACGTGCGCTTCAAAAAGGCAAAGACACACCGCGACGCACTCAACTCAAGACCAGTCGCACCTCCGGATCCAATCGAGTCTGGGTTCGAGCGGCTCTTGATGGCGGCTTTCAAGGAGGGCGAGGGTGTTGCAATCGGAAAGATGGTGGAGGACGAGGACGGATCCAAGCGGCCGGATGCCGGGGTAGTGCTGACACGGGAGGAGTGGCTGGCGAAGGTGCGGAAGAAAGGCGGGATCGAGCGGCTCTTTACTAGCAAGGCCGGGCTGTTCCTGCGGGTGAATCCGATGCGGAAGGGCGGGGCTGGCAATGCGGATGTCTCGGCGTTTCGGCATGTCCTGGTTGAATTCGACAGCACCACCGGAGGCGGCCGGGTTCCGAAAGACGCTCAGTTCGGCGCGTTCCTGCATTCGGACATGCCCATCACAGCGGTCATCGATTCCGGCAACAAGTCGCTGCACGCGTGGGTCCGGGTGGATGCGACAAACGCCCAGGAGTATTCGGAGCGCGTTGACGAGGTGTTCCAGTGGTTTGAGGCGCTCAATCTCGACAGGGCAAACCGCAACCCTTCTCGCTATTCTCGATGCCCGGATGCATGGCGGACAGAGGAGGGCGAGGAGCGGAGGCAGCGGCTTTTGGCTGTTGGGCTGGGCGCGGCATCGTGGCAGGCTTGGGAACAGCATCAGGCCGCCGAACAACTGGGATCGCCGACCCGACTTTCCAACCTGCTTACATACGACGTCGGCGCAGACAAAAACTCTGTCCTGGGCAATCGCTGGTTGTGCCGGGGCGGGTCGCTGTTGCTGGTCGGGCAATCGGGTGTCGGCAAATCCTCGCTCAACATGCAACTTGCGATTGGGTGGGCTTTGGGGGCTGCGGAGATGACGTTCGGGATTCAACCCGTGCACCCGCTCAAGTCGCTCATCCTACAGGCGGAAAATGACGAGGGGGATTTGGCGGAGGTTGCGCAGGGTGTGGCGGCTGGCTTTGCTCTTTCGCAGGATGCCCTGGCTTCGGCAAACGATCGGCTCTTATGGCATCGCATCACTACACTGACCGGGGAGGAGTTCTGCTCGGCTTTGGAGAATCTCGTGGCACTGCACAAGCCCGACCTCGTGTGGATCGATCCTCTGCTGTCCTTCATTGGGGATGATTTGTCGGATGCTCGCGTGATTGCGTCATTCTGCGCCGAGCGGCTTTCGTCCATAGCTCTCCGCACCGGGTGCATCTTTGTATTGGTACATCACACTGGCAAACCTCCGAAAGACAAGGGGCCGCTTGAAAACTGGACCGCATCCGACCTGGCGTATTCCGGGCTTGGGTCGTCGGCGCTGACAAACTGGGCGCGTGAGGTTGCGGTGCTTGTTCGCCAACCATCCGAGGGACCGCCAACCTTCAGCCTGACACTGTGCAAACGCAGAAAACGTGCGGGTCTGCGGAGTATTGCCGGGGAAGCCGCGGAATCCATATACATCAGGCACTCCGCAGACGGGAGGATCCGCTGGGAACAATGCGACTACGAGCGACCAGAGAAGGAGGAACGGCCGGCGAAGAAAGCTCAGGGGACCGCAAAGCCAAACGTGAAGTTCCGACTTGGGCGCCCGAAAGTTGATCTGCCGGCGGATGCAATGGAGGAGCTGTATGTGCGTTTGGATGAGGCTCTGGGAATGGAACAAAAGGGCGAGGGGCGCAGGTTGATTCTCGAGGCCGCAGAAAGGCACGGAGTTTCGGAAAAAACTATCTCCAACAAAATTGCCGAAATTCGGCTCAGAAAAGCGGGGTTGGCTATGGAGACCCTCGGGACGAAGTAGAATCGCATCTAGGGCTATCCTCGGCGCATTAAAGCGGCATCTGACTTTAGGGTCGGGTGTCGCTTTTGCTTTGTTGTTGGAAAAAAGTCTTTGTGGAAAAGAATACCTCTTACACGGAAAAAACCCTCCCCCCCCCCATCCACCCCCTTTAGGGGGGGTGGGTAGGGGGGAGGGGGTTTTTTCCTAAAGAGAGGGTAAAAGAAAGCAGTGGCGCAGGACTTTTTTCCGACTTTTTTCCACACTCACAACCCCTTGAACCTGCGGCATTTACGCTGGAAACAAGTCGCGGAAAAAACTCTGGAAAAAAGTCGCACCTAGTTTTTTCTGGAAAAAAGTCCCGAAAGAGTTTTTTCCGACTTTTTTCCACGGCCGTTTTAAACTGCTAAAAAAGTTCCATTCCACCCCCTTGCGCACCGTGCGGAATTGTGGGAGTTGACGTTTAGAAGCTTGGGGCTTCGGGCCGGGGAACGCAGGTTATGTGTGTCCTGTGCATCTCCCCGGCCTCCCCCAAGCCTCTGCCCCAATGCAACGCAGGCACACACCACGCAGCACGCCCCCTGGCGCATACATCCGGCATCCGGTCGAGGACATGGAGCCGGAAGACGACCGCACGGACACTGCAGAACTGCTCTCTCGGATCCTGCGGCACCTTGCGACTATGCGCGGACTCGGGCCTGTGCGGCTGGGGGATGAGGTGGCAGCTGTCGCGGCAATAGGCGTTCCGGAATGTTTCCCCGGTGGATGGCGGGCGCCCATGCTGCAACTCGACCAGGAGGAACGGACGGCACTGCGCGGAATGGAGGAACTGTGGACGTGGTTGTGCATGCTGGGGAGGCAACCCAGACTCTCGGCAGTCGGACACCGGACACTTGCGGCGCTCTATGTGTTGCGGCCGGATCTGCTGGAGGGTGTTGCGTTGGAGGAGATCGGCGGGGGGTGCGGGATCACTCGGCAGGCACTGAGCAAACTGGTTTCGGACTTTCGCGATTGTTTCGGTGGGGTGCGCAACCGGGCCATGAAATCCGATGAAACACGGGCGAGGTGTAGGGGGGCGCGCAGGAAACCAATAACACTATGACAGAAACAGACACACAACCATCCATCATCCAAGAGGCGCTCCTGCTATCCAAGGAATTCCACTGCGCAAAAACAACGGCAGAGGATTTTATGAAGGGGGCGGTGCTGATCGCGCATGAGCTGGGCGGCGTCCTGGACACGGTGCGAACCACCCATGCGGACGCTTTCGATCTCATTATCGCACAGGCCGAACTATCCAAGCCATTGGCAACCCGGCTTATTCATCTTGCGAAGACCACGACCAGGGGACAGATCGAAAGCGGAGAATACAGGCAAGGCGCGCTTCAGCTTCAAATCCTTCCACCTGCGGCAAAGAAAGCACCCGAGGAGGATCGCCGGCTGGATGCCCTACCACACTTCTCCGCAATCGCTTTGCACTGGAAACGGGTGGCAAGACTGATGGAACTCGGGCAACTCCGCGTCGATCCCGAGAAAGTCAAGGAAAAGACTTCGGAGCTGTACGCGTACCTTAAAGGAGTGCATGAATCGATATGACAAGAAATTCTTGTGAGTTGCCAAGTGGAAGGCCAAATGCTAGGCAAAAACTTCCATTTTGGGCAAAATCTGCCGCGGTTTAAGGAATCTTTTGCCGGGTATGTCCCCCGCAGGGCCAGCAAAACG